ACACAAGCCGAAACCCACCTGGCCACGTTCAAACACGAAATCGACACCAACGAACTCCTGCGCAACGACCACCCCTCCTTCGTGCAGCCAGCCACCCGCCCCAAGGGGGCGCAAGTCGCAGACCACAAAGGCATGCTCCAAACCAAAACAGGGTTCGTGTTCGCCGCACGCGGCGCAGACTCCGGGAACCTAGGCTTGAAGGTTGGTGACGCCCGCCCCGACTTGCTGCTATTGGATGACATCGAACCTGGTGAGGCCAAATACTCTGACTATCAGGTGCAGCAGCGGCTACTGACTTTGCAGGACGTCATCCTGCCCTTGTCGGAACACGCCCGCGTTGTCTTGGTCGGAACCGTGACAATGCCCGGAAGCATCATTCACCAGCTCGTCAAATATGGGCGCGGAGACCCAGAATCACCTACGTGGATCCAAGAACAAAACTTTAAAGTCCACCACTTTCACGCAATCGTGCAGAAACCGGACGGTACGGAACGCTCAATGTGGCCCGCCAAATGGACCCTCCCGTACCTGGAAAGCATCAGGCACACCCGGGCCTACCTCAAAAACTTCGCAAACGACCCCCGAGGCAACGAGGGGGCCCTCGTCACCGAATACCTCCTCGAATCACGACGCATGTACCAGCCCACCGCTAAACCCACCAAATATGCCGTGTGCGTCGACCCGTCAGGAGGCGGACGCGACTCTGCCGGGATAATCGGCGGCTGGCTGGGCGACGACGGACGCCTGTACTGGTCACACGATGCCACCATCACCGGCCCATCAGAGAAATGGTCCCGTGCCGCCTGCGAACTCTCTTGGAACATCGACGCAGAAATCATTGGTGTAGAAGCCAACTATGGCGGCGACATGGCGAAACTAGTTTTACGCAACGCCTGGGAATCCCTGTGCCGAGAACGCGGCGAACAGCGCATGTGCCCACACATCCAGCCCGTAACCGGGAAACGCGGCAAGTGGCTACGCGCCGAACCCGTAGCCCAACAACTGTCCGAAGACCGCATACGCCTCGCAGCGCCCCTACCCCGCCTGGAAGCAGAATGGTGCACGTGGGCGCCCGCCTCACCCGAATCTCCGGGACGTATCGACGCCTCCGTGTACATGGCCTACCTACTTTTGGCGGTCCCAGGCTCGGCAGCTGTAGTCTCCACAGCGGTGGGCATATCGAAACAAGGCAGCCCAATACGCCCGAACTTGGGTAGACGCGGCATGCCACACAGGCCCACCGTCATAACCGGTCTACGCTAGCCGCAGGCGGCGCGGCCTGCTAGGTCCCCAAGTCGTCGCGCCGCCCACAAAGCAACACCCGATTAAAGGCATATGATGCTGCTGTGACGTTACTAATGCTGTTTACCCTTGCTTTTCTTGCAACAGCGCGTATCACCCGGTTTTTCTCCGACGACATCCTCGCGGCGCCTATCCGCCGATGGTGGAAAAACCACGCCCCCGGCAGAATCACGAAACAACTCATCACCTGCCCCTGGTGTTTAAGTATCTGGCTATCGATCACCGTCCCCGCCGCATACCTCGTATCGCCCGGGCAACATTGGGAAGACCACCGCGTCGTGTTCGTCATTCCAGCCGTCATGCTCGCCGCCTCATACTTCACCGGAATCGTCGCCAACATCATCGACACTGTTAACGCGCTCAGCAACAAACTCGAAACAGAAGAAACCCTCCTCGGGCTACAAGCAGAGGAACTGTCCCAACGTGTAGAACTTGCCCGCCTGACCGCACAGCGCCAGGATTGACCCACATCACACAGAAGGGGGCGCGGTGGTGTTGAAAATCTTTAGCCGCACAAAAACCCATCAAGCAACCCCCAACAGCCCCCTCCTCGCATCCGCTGCGCTGGTACCCATGGGAAATGCTGCCGCCCTCCGCCGGTTCCTGAAGCCGGCCCCGTGGCAGCAAGAAGCCTGGCAGTTTTATGAGAGCACCCCTGAGGTTGCGTTCGGAGTCGAATACCAGGCTGCCAGCATTTCGAAAGCACGCCTGTGTATAGCCATCCCAGATGCTGACGGGCAAGGGAACCCGGAACCGGTAGACAAGCCGTGGGCCACCGAGTTCTTGCAAGACTTCTTCGACGGTCAAATTGGTCAGCAGCAAATGCTTGCCCGGGTTACGCGGCTTCTCAAAGTTCCCGGCGAAGGCTACATCGTCGGTGCCGAACGTGATGGTAAACGTGTGTGGAAAGTTGCCTCTACTGAGGAACTTGAATCGTCCTCAGATGGTTTGCGTCTCTCCATGAGCGATGGCTCCGGAAGTCTCCTTCTCCAGGAAGGTAAATCTTGGGTCCAAAGAGTATGGAACCCCGACGCCAAATACGAGATGCAGCCCGTATCCCCCATGAGGGCTTTGCTGCCTAACCTTCGGGAGTTCCACAAACTATCGGCCCGTGTTAACGCAGAAGCTGATTCCCGCCTTGCCGGGGCCGGGGTTTTCATAGTCCCCGAGTCGGCGACGGTTATGAACCCTGGCGGCGGAGAGGGAACACCTATACACCCGGATCTGTTTGTATCGGACCTGATCGAGGGGATGATCACCCCGATTCAAGACCCAGATTCGGCGTCCGCCATTGTCCCAACTGTCATTAAGGCCCGCGACGATTCGATTGAACTGTTCAAACACCTGACATTCTCCACCCCTTACGATGAGAAGACACAGGAACTACGCGAAGCGTGCATTAGGCGTATCGCGACTGGCCTGGACACCCCTATAGAAATCATTATGGGAACCAGTGGGATGAACCATTGGGGGGCGTGGCAAGTTGAAGAATCAGCTATCAAGCTGCACATCGAACCAGTGTTGGCGTTGGTCTGCACCGCTTTGACAGATTCTTATGTACGCCCCGGTTTGAAGCAGCTCGGTATCCCTAACGCTGAAAAGTACATTCTGTGGTTCGACACTTCTGAGCTGACACTGCGTCCTAACCGCGGCCCCGAATATTTGACGATGTACCAGCAAGGCATCGTTTCCGCGGAAGCCACACGCCGCGAAAACGGGGCAAGTGAGGACGACGCTCCGGAACCTGAAGAAGAACTGAAGCGGCTCCTCGTCAACCTGATAACCGGAAACCCGGAACTGGCCCCGCAGCTTATCCCGCAGCTGGCCAGCACCCTAGGCGTTAACGGCCTTCCCCAAATCGCTCCAGCCGAAGCACCCGCACAGATAGAGAACATTCCCGAAACCGATCCTGGTGAGCGGTCAATCCCGGAACAGCCTTCGGAGGAGCCTTCACTGACAGCGTCAGCCACATTGGGCGGGGACTGGAGGCTATCCGTGGCCGAGATGGCCGCGCTTCGCGCTTTGGAACGCGCAGGCCGCTGGCTGTTGGCGGGAGCCGGAAGGCAGTATCGGGGGAAGCTCCGCAACGTCGAGGCGTGGGATATGCATCTGCATTTGCCTAAAGCTCAGGTGTGCGACGAAATGTTCACCGACGCCTATTCGACTTTGCAGTGTGCGGTTCCTGACGATCCGTGTATCGGCGCGACAGTTGACGGCTATGTGCGTGGTTTGATCACGTCGGGTGCCCGCCATTCGCGGGCACGTCTAGCTGAAGCATTGCAGTCCTCGGGGTGTTTGTCATGACTCTGTCGGAGGAAGATCCGTGGTTGACCCGCAAGATGAAGGCAATTACGGGACTTATGGCCGCCGAGGTTGTGATCACTGCAGCTGTTGTTGCAACTATCAAAGTTTTTTTGGACGCTGTCAGGAAGTCTTTGGCAGGCGACTCGTTGAACCTTTCATCGTGGCCCAGTGACTCCTTGTGGGATGACCTTGTTGCCAAGAATGTTGTTCCCCAGATTGGCAAGGTGTGGACTAAACGGTTCACCGGCGTAGTACACGCCTTCGGTCAGCTGGTTGACCCGGGTAGTTACCGGTCTGCATTCCTGGAAACAGTCCACGACCGGCTAGCCGCATCCATGTGGCCCAAGGACACCTTTGATTATGTGCGGGCGCTGATTGACGATGGGATCAGCAACGGAGACTCTGTGGATGCCATCTCTCAGCGTCTAGCCAAGATCCTCCGCATAGATGCACAGGTGGATGGCAAGTCGGTGTGGGACTGGCAGGTGCAACGTATTTCCCGTACCGAGTTGATGGCGGCATACAACGGTGGGGGGTTCAGCGGCGCTGAAGCTGTGGAGGCTGAAGGCGGCGGCGGAACGTTCAAGTCGTGGCTTGCCACCCATGACAGCCGCACGCGCCATACTCACAATCTCGCCAACGGGCAGGTTGTGCCTTTGCGGCAGCAGTTCAGTGTGGGCGGGGCGGCGTTGATGTTTCCTGGCGATCCGACTGGGCCGGCCGATGAAGTCATTCAGTGTCGTTGCACGTTTCTAGTTTTGTCATCCGAGGAAGCGGAGAAGGAAATGGGTAAACAACGTGAGGCGGTAGCGTCTGATCCGCTTGTCGCCGCAGCCGAGTGGGTGAATCCCCGCAAGTGGCGTGGGGTTCTTGCCCCACTGGAGCGCATGTCGGGAGACGGACGAATCTTTTCCGCCCCGCAAGGAGAGATTCGTATGCGCACCTTGCCTTTGGCGTTGACATACACGCCTGAGGACTGGGGTTCACATGATGGTGCTCGCATTGTTGGTGCCATCGACCGGGTGTGGGTGGAAGACAGCAACATTATGGGCGAGGGCCGTTTCGACATGGCTAATCCGCTTGCGGTCGAAGTGGTTCGCATGATTGAGGGCGGTTTTCACCGTTGGGTGTCCGCGGTCATGGATTCGTATTCGGCAGAGCAGTTTTGTTGGGCCGCCGATGCGGTAGTGCCATGCCCAACATCCCCGACTGACATAACGTCCGCTGTTTTTCCTGGTGAAAGATTCACAAACTGGCGGTTGTCAGAGGCAACATTGGTGAACCTTCCGGCGTTCGACGAGGCCACTATTCAGCTGGTCGATGGTGAGGACCCAAGCCTGGTTGCGTCGGTTACTGGCGATGGTGAGCTGCCGATTTTGGACGACCGTACTCGGGAATGGGACTCCGATGCTGCAGCAGCGCGGCTCGCCGTCTGGGCGGATGTTGACGAAGACGACGCCCCTATCGAGGCGTGGGAAGACTACGGCCGGGCGTTTTTCTACCGGGATCAAGACGCTGATGAAAGAACTAAAGCCGCATACAAGTTGCCGTTCGCTGATGTGGTTGACGGCGAGCTGACGATTATTCCTCGCGGGGTTTTCGCCGTAGCAGGTGTCTTGCAAGGAGCGATGGGCGGCGCTGACATTCCCGACGACGAGCAGGCGCAGATTAAGACGAAGGTCAGCAAACTATATGAGCGGATGGCTGACATGTTTGGTGACGATGCGATTGTTCCACCGTGGGAAGACAACAACCCGGCGGAGAAACTACCTGCCGCTCTCATTGCCGCAGCCGGTCTGATTTCGGCTCCTGCCAATCCCCCTCGGGAGTGGTTCAACGATCCTCAGCTTCCGGGGCCCACACCGACCACGGTCACCCGCGACGGACACATTTTTGGTCACTTGACAACGTGGGAGACCTGCCACATAGGATTCCCTGGTAAATGTGTGACAGCGATGCCATCACCCTCTCAATACGCAAACTTTCACCTGGGTGCCGTGATGTGCGACAACGGGGAGCTGTTGCCTGTCGGGAACATGGTGGTGTCCACAGACCACGCCGACTTGATGGCGTCAGCCCGGGAGACAATGCGTCACTATTCCGATAGCGGGTTCGCTGCCGCTGTGATCCGTGTGGGTGAGGATCAGCACGGGCCGTGGTTCTCCGGGGCGCTAACGCCTGAGGCGACACCGGAGCAGGTGGCGACACTGTTGCGTTGCCCGCCGTCGGTGGACTACCGGATGATCAACGGGCAGCGGGACCTTGTCGCCGCTTTGTGTGTCAACGTTCCCGGGTTCCCCATCAAACGTGAGCGGGTAGAAGAAAACCAGCAGGTCGCTTTGATCGCCTGCGGTTCGAGTGCCTCTACCTCACAAGCAGTAGCCAATATTCAAACCCCAGCTGTTGACGCTGAGGTGCGGGTGAAGAAAGCCAGCCTTGGCATGCGTCGCCTGGTAGCGGCCGCGAAGATAGGAGACGCTGATGTGTGCGTGTAATTCGGGTAAATCCCAGGCCGGCAACGCCACGCTGCGGTCGTTGCCGGGTAAAAAGGTGATGTGGCGTCTCCGTACCCCCGACGGGGAACAGGAACTTTACGAGACCGAGACTGAGGCCTACAAGGCGCGTAGTGAACTGGGGGGCAAGGTGCAGCAGGTAACGAAAACCCAGTAGTATCGACCAAAGTTTGGGTTTGGGTTGGCAAGGGAACCCCCGACGGCCGCTGTGGTGACGGCCCCGAGTGTCGGGGGTTTTCCCGTGTCCCCAACATTGCGGTTTGTTACATGGTGTGCGCTATGGTGTGTGGTAACACCGTCGAAGGTTCGCGCACCGGGTGTGTATATCCACTTACACACGTCCGGAGAACCTTATGTCTGTTCTTTCCCGGCTACTCGCCGCAGTGGCCGAAAACCCCGTAGATGAATCGCTAGATGATAAAGCCCGCAAAGCCGCAGAGCAGGCGCGTAGCGAGGCGTTGAACACCATCATTGCGGAAGCATCCGCTGACTTTGCCAGCGTTAAAGCTGAGGCGATCACCGAGTTCAATGCTTTGAAAGAATCAGGTGCTGTTACCGACGAAGCAGTTTCTAAGCTGGAAGCCCTCGTAGCCATCGCTGACACTGCGCAGCTAGGCATCAACAGCGCCAAGGTACGAGCAGAAAAGGCCGCGCAGCTTGCCTCCCGCATGGGTGATCATGGGAAGCAGGAAGAAGAGCCCGTTGCTGACGAGCCTGTCGCAGACAATACCCCGGTAGAGGCTCCTGCTGTAGCTGTAGAGCCTGCGGCGGATCCCGCTCCAGTTAAGGAACTCGTTTCCGCTTCCGTGAAGCCTCCCGCGAAAAAGGTGGACTTCTCCCAACTCTCTAGTTCGCAGGTGCCAGCTGTGAAGAAGAATCGTGCCGTCATCCACGCGGCTGCCGACATTTCAGGTATCTCCGCTGGGGCAGAGCTGGATGGTCTTCGGGGACTCGGCCAGGCAATGGCTACCCGCATGGATGGCCTGTCGAGGGTTGGCCCAGGCAAAACTGTTCAGGCAGGAATCGCTGCGATTCGCCACAACCGTGATGCGAAGCTTGTAGGCGCGGATGACGGCCGTGATGTGACCAGCGCAATGCTGTATGCCACGAACGAGCGGAACCTTTCCGGTGGTTCGCTGGTAGCGGCTGGTGGCTGGTGTGCCCCATCGGAAACCATTTACGACTTGTGTGAACCAGCTGCTGTTGACGGTCTGGTCGATATTCCAGAAATCACCGGTAACCGTGGCGGTGTCCGCTTCGCTACCGGCGCCGACTTCGGTGCCTTGTACGCGGGTGGCTTCAACCAGACTGAGGCAGAGGCCATCGCCGGCACTGTGAAGCCGTGTATTGATGTGACCTGCCCGTCGTTCACTGAGGTTCGGATGAACGCGGTCGGGTTGTGCATCAGTGCACCGATACTCACCAACCGGGCGTACCCGGAGCTGATTGATAACTATGTGGCTCAGGCTTTGGCCGCGCACGCTCACCGGGTGAATGCGTTCAAGCTAGCCCGCATGGTTGCCCTGTCGGAGGCCAACGCGATCGCTGCGGGCACAGCAGCGAACAACAACTACGGCGCGATGTCAACCGCCCTTGAGTACATTGAGCTGCACGCCGAGTGGATTCGTTACCGGCACCGCAAGTCGATCAACTCGGTGCTGGAAGTTGTTGCACCAGCATGGTTGCGTGGTGCGCTGCGTGCCGATATTGCGAAGAAGAACGGCATTTCGGAGTTTGAGGTGTCGGATGCGCGCATCGAGGACTACTTCCGGGCCCGCAAACTGCGTGTCCAGTGGGTGTACGACTGGCAGGACGCTCTCGCGACTGGTGTGACCACCGGCTTCGGCGGAACTCCGCTAGAGCCTAATGCTGATGCGTGGCCTGCTACCGCACAGATTTTGATCTACCCGCCAGGTACATTCTTCGCGATCACCGCCGACGTTATCACTTTGGATGGCATCTACGACTCGACTGGTCTGTCCACCAACGAGTACACGCGGTTGTTCACCGAGGAGGGCGTGAACGTCGCGAAGCAGTGCGACACGTCCATCGTCCTAACCATTCCTGTCTGCACCGCCGGTGGATCTGGTATCCAAGTCCAGATGCCATGCAGCGGCGTGGCAACCCCAGCGTAAGTCCCCTGATGGTGGTGACCCGGCTGGCTCCCCGGGTCACCACCTCTTAACAAGAAAGGGGGTGAACGATGGTTACTCCATATGCGAATGTTGCAGCTCCTGTGCTTGAGCCATACCGTTACGGTCTTTTGGCAGCGGCTCAGGTAGTCCCGGATTCGTCGCCGCATTGGGCGATGGGTGTCCAGTACACGACCGATGGGTGTGTGTCTGGCGGGGTATGGGACACCAGGTGCGGTGATCCTTTTACTGTTGTGCTCACTAAGACAGCTGTCGCTAACCAGTTCAGTGTCAATTTCACGCCGGATGTTGGCCCGTATGAGGCGTCTATCGATGGTGGCGCGTTTGCCCCCATGGTCGATGGTGCGGTGTTTGTTGAAACAACTAGCCCATTTGTGGCTGTGTTTCGGGAAACGTCGGGTTTGCACCGAACGGTGACGATTTCGGGGATCCTTCCCGGGGCGGCGCAGGGCACTACCTATTCGGGTGCGTCTTCTTCATCAGCTGCGAACGCTGCTAAGACTGCTGATGGTCTTGAGGTTGTTACTGGCGAGGGCTTCACGGTTTATGCCGGTATTGATTGCCGCATTGTGGGTATCAATGATCCTGCTGGTACTGCTAGCCGGCGCCTAGCTGGTGTGGAGCAGAGGCTCGTTGAGGAATACGTGTGGGAGCACATGCTGGCTGTGCCGGCAGCAGTTTTGCCTACAGGGTCCGATACTGCGGTGTCGCTGAAGGCCGGTATCGCCGCGTTGGAAGGTGCGTTGGGGTCCACTTATGGGGGTGTTGGTGTAATTCATGCGCCGAGGTCGCTGTCTCCATATGCGGCCGATAGGTACCAGATTATTCGTGACCGCAACAAGCTGCGCACCAGCCTTGACACGGTGTGGGCTTTCGGTGGCGGCTACACGGCTAACACTGGCCCTGACGGTAGTGAAGCTGGTGTGGGTGAACAGTGGCTGTACGCAACTGGGACGGCCGTAGTTCGTAGGGGTGAAGTGTTTGTGCCTGCCGACTACCAGTCGGGTGCCACCAATTTGAGTTTGAACGACGCCATGGTCATTGCCGAGCGTCAATACGTTGTGACCCTTGATTGTCCGCTGTTCGCGGTCAATGTTGACATCGAAGCGGAGGCATAGGGATGTCAAAGATTATTGAGCCGAGTGAGGATGAACCGCTGGGGGTTTTGGCGGCTAATTTGATTGCTTTGGCGAAGACGCAGGGTATCGACGGCCCAGAGGTTGTTACTCATGGCGAGTTTTCAGCTTTCTCTGTGAGCGACGAATTGTATGAGGCTTGGCAGGGTGCCCCTGATCCCAAGCTGGCGGAGGGTTCAGAAAACGACGGCGATGCCGATCTGGAAGACAATTCCGAAAAAGATAAGCCTGCTAAACCACGCAAGTCCCGCAAAGGAGATAAATAATGCCATCGTGCCCGAGTTTTTTGCGGGGCCGCGTGCTGCGGGCTACCCGCCTAGATGCCTGCGGCCGGCCCGTTGAGGGGGAATGCGGCCAGGTTGTGTCGGACGGTTTCATTACTGTCAACATGAGCCCGGAGGTTGAGGAGGGCACCGAGACGATTCAGAGGAAGGCTAACGGCCAAATCTGCATCTCCGATAAGGCCCCTGATGTCATCAAGTGGTATACCGTTACCGTCACCTTTTGCGCGGTCGATATTGATTTGGTGACGATGATCAACCCGACGTGGCAGAAGCTTCTGTCTGAGGACGGGGAGACTATCGGTTGGGCTGAGTCTGACGAATTTTCTGATACTGAGGGCTTTGCGCTCGAGGTGTGGATGAACGCCAGCGGTGTCGAGTCGGTGTGCGATAACCCTGATGCTGAGGGATCATTTGGTTACGTCCTGTTGCCGTGGCTGGTGGGTGGCACTGTGGGCGAGTTGGAGATAGCCGATGGGGCTGTCACTTTCGAGTTCACGGGCCGCACGAAGCGTTCCAGCCGTTGGGGTGTAGGACCGTACAACATTCGTTTGAATCCTCTTACTTCGGCGCCAGCGCAGTTGCCGTCTGTTGTGCAGCCTTCGCAGCAACGCCTGTTTCTTCTCACTTCACTTGCTCCCCCAGAGTCGGTGTGTGGTTGCCAGACGTTGACGCCGGTACCACCTCCTGCGTTGGAGATCACGTCAGCTGTTGAGGGCGCCACGGACACCACGTTGAACTTGGCGTGGACTAACTGGGGTGCCGGTCCTGTCACTATCGACTGGGATGATGGCGCATCGCCGACTGTGGCTGGCCCTGACACGGGTTCGATGACCCACGTGTACGTGAACGCGGCTTTGCACAATGTGACGGTCACGGACTCTAGTGACGTGGCCCGTACAGATGCTGCAGCTATCACTACCCCGTTCCCTTAAACCGATGGTGTGAAGTGCCGGCCAGGATGGTTCCGCCGCCCCTGGCCGGCACGACCATATATGGAAAGGGGGGCGGCTTGTGACATCACCTACGCTTGATGGACCGTGTTCGCCGTGGGACGTGGACCCAACGTGTCTTCCTAATGGCTGGGATCCGGGGACGGAGGCGCACGAGGCGGTTATTGAGATTGCTTCCGACACCTTGTGGCGTCTCACAGCCGGGGTGTACGGCCTGTGTGAGGTGACAGTTCGCCCATGCCGAAAAGCATGTATGGGTGTGAACGTTTTCGCACCGATCATTTCTAGCGGGGTGTGGCTAAACATCGGCTGTGTGGGTGGCTGCCGGGGCGCGTGCGGGTGTGGGCCGGTGTGCGAGCTTCGGCTACCGGGCCCGGTGAACTCGATTGTTGAGGTTGTTGTTGACGGGGATGTTGTTCCTGCTGACACGTACAGGGTGGATAACGCCCAGTGGCTGGTGCGTGAAGGGCCTGATTGTTGGCCGGCCTGTCAGGATTTGGCGTCGTCGTTGACGGAACCGAACACGTGGGCTGTCACCTATGTCCGTGGTGTTCCTGTCCCGTTGGGCGGTCAGCGGGCGGTCGGGAAGTTGGCTGTTGAGCTGGATAAGGCATGCACGGGCGCATCGGGCTGTCGTCTTCCGTCGCGGGTGATAGAGGTAGCTAGGGAAGGGATCACCTACCAGTTGTCTGAAGATGACCTTCCGCCTGATATCAGTTCGTGGGTGTCATCGGTGAATCCTTACGGCGCCCGGTCGCTGTCCCGTGTGTATTCGCCGGATGTTCCGCAGGTCCGCCGTACGACGTGGCCGTAACCTGAGGGTGTGAATAGGGAACTCTCTCTGACTGTGGGCGGCGTGTATGACCAGGTTTGCGCATGGTGTGGCAGGCAGGGCTGGGAGGCCACCTTGTATTTGGTGGATGATCCTGACGGGGCGATAATCCCTGTGGGTGGGGTTTTTGGTTGTAACAGTTGCGCGGGCGGCGATCTTGACTACGACGACTAGAGGTGCGGCATGACAGCTCCATCGGTTCCTGACAGGTGGATTCAGCCGGCGCTTTTTGCGTTGAAAGATTGTTTGTGTGAAACGTTAGGTGCAGCCCCGTACGCGCCGGTGTGTTTTTGTTGTGTGCAGCATTCACAGGTTTTGCCGCCGATGGATCGCTGTGACTGTGACTGCACGTTCGGGGGCGGTGAGGATCCTGTTGTTCAAGGCAACGGGCAGGGGTGGGTGCGTCTGGTGCAGGCGTATCAGACGCAAACCCAGCTTGGTCCTCGAATATGCCAGAACGTGTTGAAGGCTGATGTGCAGCTGGGTGTGTACCGGTGTATTGAAGGCGTCTTGGACACCGATAGCAGTCCTCCGATGTTGCCTACTTGTGAGCAGCTAGAAAACGATGCGTTGCTCATGTTGGCGGATCGAGCTGCGATGTGGCGCGCTGTGCAGTGTTGTACAGCTATCAAAAACTTTGATCCGGTGTTCGGGAACTGGGTACCTATCGGACCGTCTGGTGGATGCGCCGGCGGGGCGTTGACTGTGACCTTGTCGTTCGTCATGCCTTAGGGAGTTCTGCGGTGGCATCTAAAATACGCATGAAGTTGAACTTCTCGGCGATTAACACTTTTCTGTATTCACCGTCTGGGCCGATCGTGGCTCATGTTCGGGAACTTGGCCGGCAGGTAGAGAATGTGGCTAAGCGTCTGGCTCCCGTTGATCGGGGTGCACTGCGGGCCTCTATCGGTACCCAGGTTTTCATCAATGGAACCCGAATCATTGCCCGGGTAGGAACCGGGTTGGATTATGCGATCTATGTGCATAAGGGAACGGGTTTGTACGGTCCGAAGCATCGTATTATTCGCCCTCGTCGAGCGAAGGTTCTCACTTTTAAACCACGCAGCGGGCCTCGTGTTTTTGTGAAGTTTAGCCGGGGCCAGAAACCTAATCCGTTCCTTGTCGAGGCATTGCAGGCAGTATCTCCATGGCCGGTGAACGTCAACAACTAGGTGACCCCACAAGGGGGCATATGATGGGTGTATGGCGGATATAGAACTTGACATTGACGATGATGAAGAACTAGAGATCGACAGTGAGGTCATCGACCCGGTCGCTAAACCTAAACCGATTGTTCTTGACCTGGCAGGGAAAAACCACACGTTCCACTGGTCTAAAGACCACCATTGGATTGTTTACTACTCTGCCCTTAACGAGGGCAAAAACATGTATCTGCCTGCCCTGGATCTTCTAGCAATCAGCGCCGGGCATGAGTGGATGATCATCAACCGCAGGCTCCAAAACGATGCGGATCCGCTGGACGCCACCGATTTGTTGTCCGCGGTGATGGAGTTGACGATCAGGTGGGAGTCTCACACGATCATCCGTATGGAAGAGATCGGGGTGAAGGTCCCGAAGCAGGTGAAGGAAAGGATCGGTAACCGGAAACAGCGTCGTGTCGCTAAAGCTCCTGTGTCGTCTAAACGCAGGTAGCTGTGAGCGACATTGTCAGTGTTTTCCCCCCGAAAGTGTGGCCACCCGCTGTTGTGTTGGATGGCCACACTTACCAGCTTCGATCCCGATCGGCGCTGGCAATCGTGGAGGATATCGCTATCGGTGACTGGTCGGGGTTGTTCACGGGCTCTTTGTGCGACGAGGACTTGATGCATATCGCGCTGCGTATCGCGGATGTTGATGATGATTTAGACACGTACCGGCTGGTGATGATCGGCCGGGTTATCGCGGAGAATGTGTGCGGCACTAGTTTCGAGGCGGCTAGGCAGTTGGCGGCTAGTGTGGTGGGTGGCTGGTTTTGGTTTTCGGCTTGGTGTATTTCCCATCAGATGGATGTGACGCAGTCTTCGGTTCATGCGTTAATCGCGGCGTCTTATGCAGCATCTTTGGAGGTCGCTGAGCATAGTGACGACAAGATGGCGGTCACAAAGTTGAACGCTAAACTTTGGCCGTTGTCGGACCGCACCCATACCGCCGCGGACGAGGCCGCGATAGTTGCGGCAGCGGTGGCCTCGTAGGGATGCCGCAATAGTGCATCCATGCCCCATGAGGGGATAGTCTGTACCTGTATATATGCGCTGCTGGCATGTCGGCCGGGCGCGGCCCGCCGCTTGGCCGTCCCGAAGGACCCGCATATGACCGCGCCGCTCGCATCCGCTGTTGTGGATCTCGGCGTTGACGCTGACCAATTTGACCGGGATTTGAGGCGTGAGGTCGCCGTTTCTGGTGTTAAAGCAGGTCGGGAGCTCGATAAAGCTATCAAGGCTGGTGTCGATGACACCGGAGACGATATTGGCCGCGACATTAGCCGCGATATTGCTAGTGGAATTCGCCGTAACCGTGGACAGCTGACCCGGGAAGGCCGCCAGGCCGGCGGTGACGCGGGTGACGCTACCGGGCGTTCGTTTTCTGATTCTTTCCGTTTGGCACTGGGTTTTCAGGCTGCTACTGCTGCGTTGCGCGCAGGACTGGCACCGTTGCAGGGTGTTGTGCAGGGTTTGGGGCTTTCTCTCTTTGCCGGGCAGGCAGCGGCAGCTGCTGCGTCTCTTCTCCAGCTCGCTGCAGCTTTGGCCCCGGCGGTGGGGATCGTGGCGGTGCTCCCTGGATTCCTTGCTGTGGGCGCTGCGGCTTTGTTCACATTCAAAATTGCCCTGTCGGGGGTCGGTGAGGCGTTCTCAGCTGCCGCTGCAGGAGACGCGGAACAGTTTGAGAAAGCTATTGCAGAACTGGCGCCGGCGGCACGCGAGGTGGCACGCGAGTTTTTTGCTTTGCAACCAGCCTTGGACACGTTCCGTAACACAATTCAGCAAGCTTTCTTTGAGCAGTTCGTGGGGGCGTTGAAGGAGACCGCTGATCTGCTGCTGGGGCCAGTGTCTACGGGTATGGCGAGTGTGGCCGCGCAGGGCGGAAGGGTAGTCACCATCTTTGGTGAGGTGGCCCGGGAGGGGGCAACCCTGGACTTTTTGAATGCCTTGTTCGCTACTACTGCGAGTTCTTTGGAAACGTTGACGCTCCTGGTCGCCCCACTTTTGCAGGGGTTTCGTGGTTTGGCTGGTGTGGCGTTGCCGTTTGTGCAGCAGTTCGCTGTGGCCATAACGGCACTTGTTGGTGACTTTGCACAGTTTTTGAATATTGCGGTGGCGTCAGGCCAGGCAACGGCGTGGATTGAGAACGCCGTCAACGTTTTGCAGCAACTATTTTTTGTAGTCCAACAAGTCGGCGGGATCTTCGCTGCAGTGTTCCAAGCGGCTGGTGCTGCGGCAGGTGACGCGTTGGGGGCTATCGGCAGTTTGCTTTTGGCCGTAAACCAGTTCCTTGCCAGCGCTGAAGGGCAGCAGGCCCTCACCGCCATCTTCGCTACGCTTGGTGTGATCGGCGGTGAGTTGGGCAACGTGTTTGTGGCGCTCGCGGAGGGGCTGGGGACGCTAGCGCCGGTTATCGGGTCTATAGCCCAGATACTCGGGCCGGCGTTGTCGCTAGCCATTTCCGCTATCGCCGCCGGGTTGTCTACTTTGGCGCCTGCTTTGATTCCCGTGGCGAAAGGCATATCAGACGCATTCACAGCTATCGCCCCAGCTTTGGCCCCGCTGGGTACAGCTTTGGGTGGAGTTTTGAGGGCTTTGGCTCCGCTGCTACCCGTGGTTGGCGAGCTGATCAAGCTAGTAGGTACCAACCTGACGAGCGCCCTCACATACCTGGTGACAGCTGCAGAGCCGGTCATTAAGGCATTCGCTGATGCGCTGCTACCTATTTTCCCTGACTTGATCGCAGCCGCTAAGGAGATGGCGCCCCCGTTTATTCGCTTGGCAGGGCTTATCGGTACCACATTTGGTGATGCGATAACTGACTTGTTGCCGCCGATTGTGGCGCTGTTGCCGGAGTTGATTAATGGCCTGATCCCAGCTATGACCGATTTGGCTAAGGCGTTCGCTGGCATGGTGCCTGTTTTGGCCCCGGTGGTAAAGCAGCTGGTTGAGACGATGCTGCCGCTGTTGCCGGATTTGATTCCGCTGATTGTTTCTCTGGCGGAAGCATTCGTAGCAATCTTCGCGGTAATACTACGTATTCAGGGTCCGCTTCTGAAGCTTGTCATAATGTTCGTAGCCTTCGCCGCCGATAAGGCATTGACGAAGCAGATGAAGTTTATCGCCGAAGTCTTGACGCTGATAGCCAAAGCAGTGACGTGGGCTGCGGAGAACTGGTTGAAGCTGTTTGATGCGATCGGGAAAATCGACTGGTCTGCTATCGGGGAGACCATCAAAAACTTTATTGACGGTGTCATCCAGTTCTTTGTTGAACTTCCTCAAAAGATCATGGATGGTGTGGCGGCCCTGCCGCAGCTTCTGGAGGACTTCTTTAGGGGTTTTCTGGATAGGGTCCGGGAAACTTCGATAACAATCCTGGCTGCGATAATTACTTTGTTTATGGAGCTTCCACAGAAGATTTACGACGCAGTTGTGGGTTTGCCCGAGTTGCTGCTAGGTATTTTCGTCAAGGTGTGGGAGTTCGTGAGCACGAACGTCACCGAGGGTATGAACGCTGTTCTTCAGTTCTTTGTTGATCTCCCGGGGCGTATCTTCGAGGCTATTAACGAGTTGCCTGGCCAGATCGGTCAGTTCTTCACTGATTTGTGGAACAACGCTTACAACATTGTTCGTGACGGAATCAACAGTATTGTCAACTTGGTGGGCGGTCTACCAGGACGTATCGGCGACTTCTACCACAAGTTTGTTAATGCTGGACGGGATCTCATTAATGGAATGATCAACGGACTGCAGGATATTTCTGGTGGAAGTTTGTCTAGCCTCGGTAACCGGATCATCGGAGTTGTCAAAAACGGAATTAACTCTGGTATTCGCGCGATCAATAACTACATCAACGACGTGAACTCTAAAATTCCTGGCGGTAACCCGATCCCACGTATACCTACTCTGGCACGTGGCGGTTTGTTCAACGAATCGACTCTGGCGATTATTGGTGAAGCTGGCCCAGAGTTGGCGCTGCCACTGTCGGGTGCACGCCGTCAGGACCGGCTAAATCTTGTGAAAAAGTCGGGGCTGATGACAATTTTGGCCAATGACATGGGATCGAAACAACCAGCTTTTGCTGGCTCCGCTTCAGGGGCGCAAGTAACTAACAACATAAACATCCATACCCCGGCTACTGATCCCGGTCGTATTGCTGACAAGGTGCTGGATGCTATTGCTCGCGGGGTGAGATAGTCATGGCTTATGACGGCTGGATGACCCTCGGTGATGTGGAAATCATCAACTCATCGAAGACGTGGCATGCGGCTACCCAGGCTGGTGTGCCTTTGCTGTGCGGTGATAGTTGCCCTGATTTGGCGTATACGCTTAACGACTCGAGCTATGTAGAATCTCAGGTTTTTCCTTGGTCTGATGACGCATTGGCTCCTGATGGCTTCCTGGGGTTCATAGGCCAAGGAATCGATGGTCTCGATAGCGGTGTATCTACCCGGGTGATTACGGAGTTGGCTGGCGAAGGGGCGACTGTAGGGGCTCTTCGGCGTGGCCGTCGCGAGTTGACAGTACACGTTTTGGCAGTTGCCCTGTCTGAGGAAGCTCTGAATTATGGTATTGCGTGGCTGAACTCTGTGGTGCGGGGTTCGGTGTGTGGTTCTGCATGTTTGGGCGATGTGTTGTGTTTCTATGACCTTTGCCCGGACTCTGAAACCGGCACTATCTCAGCTGACGATCTACACCATGCCAGGTTGAAAAACATTTTTAATGTAGGCATTTTGGAAGCTCCTACTGTTGTCTCTAAGGTACGTCTTGGAGAGGTTTGCGGCGGAGATGAGCCTGCAGATGCATGGACTGCTGAGTTGACGTTCATGCTTGTTGCCGGCAGCCCTGGTATTTACAGCGACCCAGACTTGGTTGTTACCGTTGATTCAGCTGATTGGGTTGTGGACACCAGTATTGCAGGTACTTGTAACGACCCGGTTGGTTGTCGGGTAGACCCAACCTGTGCCGTGCCACCGCTTCCTCCTGTAGTTCCTGTACCGACCGATCCGTGTGCTGAGCCTGGTGCTGGCCCATTTGAGCGTTACATGGCGACCATTCCTAACGGTCTGATGTCTGACTGGTTTGAGAAGGTCCCGGTAATTGTTGTACAGAACGGCGCTTTTGAGATGCGCGACTTGTCGGTCAGTTTTGCGGGCAATCCGTCGGGGGTACCTTGCGCTAGCCTCGGCGGTACCACTTTACAGTGGTGTGACTTTTGCGAAATTTTGTACGTGCCATACATTCCCGCGCGGGGAAGCCTCATTGTTGACGGCCGTACACGGTCGGCTGTGGTGGAGTGTCCCGCAGCAGGAACCTCAGCGGTCACTGGTCTAGTTAGTGTGTCGCAAGCAAAAATCTATGGGGGTTATGTATTCGGGCAAGGTAGTCAACTATTCACGTGGCCAGTTTTCGAATGCGGCCAAACGTATTGCGTGCAGTTTAGACGTGAGGACTATTCGACTGCTAGCACTATAAACTTGTATATTTCCGAACGTCGGGATGCGACATGACGGGCCAGCTGGGTTGCGCCGGCGAGTATGCGGCCCAAATCCATTATCAGGGCGGCGCAATTTTGTATGCCGATATCCCTAAGTTGAGTCTGCTCCGTTGGGGGCGGGTTTTGGATGCCTCGTCGGAGGGGTTCATTTCAGTCCCTAAAGTGAGTTTGTCCCCTGAGTGTTGTGAACTGTTGGGGAAAGTAGATGCCTGGGGGCATGAACTTTCATTGTTCCGGGATGGGAACCTGGTGTGGCAAGGACCTGTCTACGACATTAAGGAATATAAGGATCGCATTGAGATAACAGCCCGTGATGTTATTGCTTATTTGGATCGGCGACTAAACAATATCGGGTTCGACTTCACTCCTACAGGAGTAGGGGCGGCCGATGTGGGAACTATTTTTAGCTCGTTGGTAAATAATGGGCTGGCGGCTGATGACCCTGGGATACTTCCCTACTTTACGTTTGAGCTGGTTGGTTCGCTAACTCAACGTAAGGCAACTGTGTACCAGGTAGTGATTGGTGATGAGCTGCGGGATTTGGCGCGGTTGAATCTTGACTTCACGACGATGGGTCGGGCTTTGATCGCTACTAAAGAGAAGACCGCATCTCAGTACGCAGGTTCTCCCATTGTGTTGACGGAAGACCATTTTTTGGGTGAGCTAGAAGTAAATGTTGCTGGTTCGGAAACGGCCACGTTTGCGGCTGTTCTTGGGGATGGCGCTATCGGTGCTTCGGGTTCAGTAAACATCTTTTATGGTCTCATTCAACGCCTTGTGCGTGCGGAAAGGGTTCTAGATAACCCTTCAGCGGGTTTGATGGCAGCTTTGATCGTGGATGAGTCGAATCCCACTCCAGTGTTTGTGGTTATTCCTCAAGATGGTCGCCTTTCTTATGACGCGCCAGTGACCATTGAGCAGTTGGTGTGTGGTACACGCATTGACGTATATGTGGGTTCATATTGCCGGAAGGTTTCTATGGCAGCAAAGTTGACTCGAGTGGCGGTTGAGTGGGCTCCAAGCGTGGGGGAATCCGTCGGGATTTCACTAGTTCCTCTACCGACTCCTTAGGAGGAAATGCTGTGAGAGGTAACCGTGCAGTTTTGGCTGCAGGTTCGGGGGCAGAAGCTCTCCGGTTGAGTTTGGACGCCACGGAACGTGCTCGGCGAGTGGGAGCCTCCAATCCCTCTACGGTGATTGGAGGGTGGCGTCTGGATACCGACGGAGCGGGGAATCTGGTGGCAGTTCATGGCCCATCAGGTTATATGACAATTTTAGCCGTTGTTCCTAGCGAGGAACAACGGGAGGGGGGATCGGATGGCTAGATGCGGATGTGCGGGGGCTTGTTCGTGTGTGTTGTCCGTCGGAGCTGGTTTGACTTTGGCGGGTTCTGGGTCGGTGGCGTCGCCATGGGCTATCAACCTGACAGTGGGAGCTTGGACGACAATTTCGGGAACCTATTCGGGAACCTATTCAGCGTACGCAGGTGCTACATATCACACACCGATGTATCGAATTTTGATGGTAAACGTTGTCCAGCTACGCGGAAGGATCCTGAAGACTACTACACCAGTGGTAGGAGAGACTATTATTTCTGGAATCCCGGCCGCTATTCGCCCGCTGAGAAACAAGATTCTTATAGTGGGTTCGGGAGATGCAGCTGGCGATAATGGGTTGATTGAGATTCTTCCAGCGGGGACTATCACCCAACAGTCGACGCTTCCGGATAACTACATTCAGCTTGACGGTGTTTGGTATGAGGTGAACTGATGGCGCGGTGCACATGCCCTGAAGATGTTCCCTGCTCGTGCGCTTTTACCGCTAATACTGAGGGTTTTAGGGTTTCAGGGGATGGTTCTGCAGCGAGTCCTGCCAACGTGGCAATTGCTGATTCGGGTTGGGTTCCCTTTTCACCTGTTTTTTTCACGTATTTCAACAGTTATACGGCCTATGCTGGAGCTACTTACGATGTTCCAGCTTATCGAGTAGTTTTCATTAACTCGACGGGAGGATATTTTCTGTTTTTGCGTGGGCGCCTAAATAAGGTGGGGGCGTTTGCTGTTGGCCAACAGATTTTGTCTGGGTTGAACGCCTTTATGCGTCCAGTGCGTGTCATGCAGTTCGTCGTTCCAACAGGTGGCGCTAGTGGCGACAACGGCTTTGTAGAGATAAGACCAGACGGAACGATGTGGTGCCAATCCACGCACGGGTCTGCGTGGATTCAGCTCGACGGTTTGCACTACACGAATGCTTAGTAGAGGTCTTTTGGCATTCCTGGTGGGGCTGCGGTGAGTCTTTTGACCATGTCACGGCTTGCTGGTAGGCCTGCACGTATTTCTTTTTCGTGGAGTTTCGGGTTTGCTAGAACATCAGCTAGGCATTTGTAGCGTTCTGGGCAGCCGAGGCAGATGAACATTGCTTCTTTGTTTTGGTCTGTGAGTACTGATTCGAAGACGAATATGTTGGGGTCCACTCCGGGTTTGGCGCAGGCGGCGTTTTCGTAGCGGGGTATCACCATTCTTTGGTTTTCCTTTTCTTCATCCCCCGATGAGTTTGTGGGTGTGGTGTTTAGGTCCAGGTCCAGTCGCCGCGTGTCATGTTGGTGTTCCTTTCGTGTTGGTGGGTTTCGATGTCTTGTATTGCTTCTTGTGCTGTGTGGTATCTGCCTCGGTGGGAGGACCACATTCCGCTGGCCATGCTGTAGGTGATGAGTTCTTGTGTTTCGGTGTGCCAGGCTTGGGGTGGCGCTCCGGTTGGGTAGTTTGTTTCCCATTTGTGGTGTTTTTTGAGTGCGGTTTGTAGTTCTTTTCTTTGTTCTCTGATTGTTTTTGCGTGCATATTGCTCACCTCCCTACCCCCAAACTGTAACCCCCTAAAGGGTACCCGTCAAGGGGGTAGGTGAGGGGCACCCAAAAGTAGTAGAGTACGGACTCATGGCTAAAGAAAAGAAGGCATACAGCCTCGACGCCGCCGTCATAGCCGCCGTTGAGAGAGAAGCGGAACTTCTCGGCACCTACCCGTCCCTATACGTCAACAACGTCCTAAGGGCCGCAGTAAACGCCGCTGACGCCAAACGCCTCGGCCAAGCATTGCGCGAAAAAGGAGACGACGATGCGTAGAGGACAAGTATGGAAAGACGCACAACACAACTACCACCTCCTAGTTTCCGACGACTCCATCAACAAATACTCAGGATTCGCCGTAGCCATAGGCATCACCAACAAAGAAGTCATCCGAGATGACAACACCCCCGGATCCTCCTTCACCACCTACTACCAAACCGGCTCAACCCAATGGCCTGTTGTTGGACTACGCCTACACGTCCTCAAAACCAAAGAACTCATCGAACAGGTCGACCAGCTAGAAACAGAAGAAATGGCCCGAGTAGACGCAGTGCTGAAGGCGGTGCTAGGGCTATGACCCACGAAGAACTCCACAACTCGGTCCTTCCCCGCATGATCTGTGACGACTGCGCTCCCGAAGACGAAGAAATCTACTGGCGAGGATCAGCCGATTCAATGTGTTGGGCGCCTAGCCCGGACTTGAGTGGTGTCGATGAGCGTCTCTAATGTTGGGTACAGCTTTGTTCTTCCTATGAACCGACCTATGATGATGTCCGCGAACGCCCGCAAGCATTGGTCTGCCCGTCACCGGATCACCAAGTATTGGCGGCACCTGGCCCATGTTCTGGCTAAACAAAGCAAAATTCCTGCTTTAGCTAAAGCCCGAATTGTGGTCACCTTTTCGTTTGGGGATCAGCGACGGCGTGACTCTGCGAACTTTTACCCTGTTGCTAAAGCAATTACAGATGGGATCGTTGACGCCGGTGTCCTGGTAGACGACAGTGATAAGTATGTGGAAGGACCAGATTCGCGACGTCACGACCCGGCTACTCCGATGATCCGGGTCGACATCCTCCCCCAGGATCAAGCATGATGCGCGTGTTGGTGATTGGGTCACCAGCGTGGAACATTCCGGTGATGGTTCATTCGATGCTGGACGACTGGCACCGCAGGTCATGTTTCGAGATGACTGTTGTCCACACGGGGACCCCGGGCGCGGAAGCGCAAGCGCAGGAGTGGGCGCAACGACCGGGTGTCGATTCCCTGGTGGTTTCCACGGTGGAGGCAGCTGTTTCGTGCGCCGATGTATGCCTTGCTTTTATCGTCAATCAGAGTATTCGCGAGGCTGATGCCGTCGACTTGTGTGTGTGGGCTGCTGTGCCTGTGCAGGTGTTTACTCAATGGCAAACCGTTGCAGCACGTTAAAAGAGGCCTAGGTGGCGTGCACCCCTAGGCCTCTACCCATACAACGTTTCTAGTGTACAAGCTTTTTCGCGTAAGCGGGCTGGCCTTTAAGTCCGAGGAGCCAGCCGAGTTTAGGGTATTTGACTTCGAGTTTCCTGATGACGGCGTAGTAGATGCTGGCGACAGCGCCGGCCAGGGCTATTGCCAGGGTGCCGTCTACGTCTATGGGGCCTATGGTTTCGCTGAGCCAGGTGACGAGGACGCCGATCCATACGGGTACGACGGTGCGGATGAGTGAGGCGAGATAGTCGCGGATGGTTCCGTCGTTGGGTGCGGGTATCGGGCTGGTCATGGTGTCCTCATTCGCAGGTTTCAATTTTGGGGTATGTGAAATCGTTTTGTGATTCGCGTACTTCTTCACGTTCTTTAGCTATATCGTCCGCTGTCTGCTGGTAGTTAGCAAATGCGGCTTGCGCGCTTTCTTGGGTTGCGCCGGGTGTGGTGATAGCTGCGATGAGGTTTTGAAGGTTGTCGCTGTCTTCGTCGGCGAGGTCGCGGAGTTGTGAGGTGTATTGGTCACGGGCGTAGAGGGTGTCAATGGCTTGCCGGTGGCAGGAGATGAGGTTGTTGGCAGTAACGACTTGCCAGGTACAGACAGCGAGGAGCCCTAGAAGGCAGGCGAGGCCGACGATGAGACGCCAGCGTCCTTCAGTTATTAGCGCGCTCGGTTTCACTGGTTGTTTTCCTTCTGTTCCATGCGTAGACAAAGAGCACCAGTACGCTTCCTGTCCCAAAGAGGACAATGTCGGTTATTGTCACTTTTTCCGCCGCTTGCTGTGGGTTGGATTATTGTTCGCTGCTGTGATTAGCGCTATCCCCGTGCCGGTGAATAAACCTCCTACGGCTATGACTGCAAGGTTGGCGAGTAGCCCGGGTGTGGAGTAGGCGCCTTTTGTGCCTTGTTCTACGGCTTGGGAGATGAGTGCCGCGGCTACTACCACTATTGCGATGGTTGATAGCA